TTATCATAGTCTTTATAAGCACCATAGAAGATAGCAGGAAACCCTTCCCACCTATAAGGACTCGGGCCTCCCTCAAGCTTCTGCTCACCAGAAAAGATCATATAATAGTACTGCTTTTTAAAAGATCTCTCACTCACAAGCTCATCCGTGTAAACAAAAGGCTTTTCCTTTCCTACATCAATACCTTTTGCTAATAGCTTAACAAACTTAGCATACTCAGATGGCTTCAGAAACTCATCCTTATTTGTAATTGGATTTATAAAGTAAACAACCTCTTCAAGTTTGTAATACCAGCCTTCAACTATTCTATACTTATCCTTTGCTTCGTTGAAGAAGACTGGCTGGTTACTATCACTTCCAGATTGTGTTGCTAGTGTTGTATTAAAGGCAGGCCAAAATTGTTTTATCTCGTCTTCATCAAGCCACTTATCAATAAACAGAAACCTATGGTCTGAAAGATCATATTCTTGAGCGTCGGGATCAAGCCAGAAGTTTCTCCCATCAACTCTGTTGCATTTAATGACAGGTTTGAAGGGATTGGACTTGTCAATGAAATAATGAAGCAGCGACCTTCCACCCTTAGCAATATGTTCAAAGCACTCTAGCTCCTTCCTTTTAACTTTAATCTTTCTCTGAAAATGCTTGAGCGTTCCACCCATAACCTCAACTAGTGGCTCATCCTCCATTCCTACAGGAATCACAGTAGTTTCATGCTTAGTCTGAGCGGCCATACCAACGAGCATATCGATCTTTGGCTTAACCTCATTGTATACAGTACAAGGTCTTTTAGCATCTATTAAGTTCTGCTTGACCTCATTCGTATCCTGGTTTCCAGCATAAAACTTATAGTCTTCCAGGGATACTTCACGATAAGTAGTTTCTGGAGTACTGCTCTCAGAGTCTCCGAGCCACTCAATGAGCTTATCTAGATCCTTGTCCTTTTCCTTCTCAGATCCTAGTTGTGAAGCACTTTCTGCTCTTTCAGCTTTAGGCATTACTTACTCCCATTACATAACCATCCATGCTTGACTTCCTCCCACCGGAGGTGCTTTAGGAAACTGTATAATTTTCTTGCTCTTTTTCTCTCTATCAGTCCAGAGTCTATAAGCTATATTATTAAAGTATTCAGATATACAAAGTGCATCTGCAATATTTGGAGATTTAACTCCCCGGGCTTTCATATCCAGCTTACTCTCAATCTGGATAGCTCCATTGTTATCTAGTTTGTACTTTACACTTGCTAATTCATCAGCAAGAAGGTGCCCAATATTCCAATCCTTCCCAAACATCTTCACAGTTTCATCAGGAAGATCAAGCTTGGAAAGCATAAGGTGATTTCTTACTAAATCCCAAAGTTCGTCTCTAAGCCTATGCCATTTCTTATTATCACTTGAAGCATCTGCTGCATTTATTCCAGTAACTATATCGTAACCGAGTCCTCTTGGATCGTTCTGAAGCCAATCAACTACTCCTCCACCTACACCAATCTCATCAACACCTACTCCTCTGGCTTCCAAGTCAACACAGTCTCTTACAATATGATGGGAAAGGTCTAAAGTATGATTTCCATGAAAGCGATTCCAGCGAGTTACCTTCATTCCTCTCCTCGGAAGGATAATACTATCATCCTCTCCGAACCTTGCAACATCAACAGATAAGTACAAAGGCCATTCAGGATCAACTTCAATGGTATTCCCAACGCATTGTAAAGCCCAGGACAAAGGAATAAAAGTAGTTTCATCATCCAGAGGAGGTTCCCCAGCAACCCTAATCCTGAATATATTACTTTCTTCCCCGTAATTATCCCTGAAATACTCAATCATGTCTTGAGTGACAAGTTCACTCTCTCTACTGTCCCAGTGCAATGTCGTCCACTTTCTAGAAAAGGTCGGGTCAAACCTTGTCTTATGAAAGTACCCAGTATTCTTAGTAGGATTACCAATAAGGATAACCTTATTATCAGGCTGAGTCATTGCACCTTCAAGTGGTATAAACATTGGGTCAGGCACGCCCGAGGCTTCATCAACAATTATCAGCATATGATCAGCATGGAGTCCTGCAAGCGTTTCAGCCTGCTCTTCCTTACTAGCCTTCACCGAAGGAGAAATAGCTCTCATCCACCACTCCTTCGGAGCTTCTTTCTTAAAAATCTTATCCTTTTGAATCACAAACTCATCAGCAATTAGTGATTGTCTAAGCCACTTCGACATCTCAGACCAAAGAATATCAGATAATTGCCTCGCCGTAGGTGCTGTACTTGGTATCTTAGGATATGTTCTTGTACTTAAAAACCATAGTGCAGCCCATGCACAGAAAGCATCCTTACCGCAACCATGACCTGAATGAATTGACAACCTTTTAGTCTTTGGAAGAACATTCAGTGCCTTTGCTTGCTGTTTTGAAGGAGTTGCACGAAGGCATTCAGTCACGAAACGCAGAGGACTATCCTTCCACTCCTTAATTTTATCAAGAACTCCTTTGTTCATTACTTCCCTACTTATACAAACCTTCTTCTAGAGCCCTTTTAATTGCTAAGTTATATGACCTTTCAAGTTCACTAGCATACCACCTATCATACAAGCGGCTACCTATAGCTTTCTTAGCTGTTACCTTCGGCATCTTCCTTCCCATACCTCTTGCCATAATTTCAATAGGGTCTAAGTCAAGATAAAAAGAAAGACTACTTTTCCTTTTAGCCTTAATAAGTTTTATCAACTCATTACGTAGACCTCGTATATCTATATGATCACTTGTACTTGGTAGATACTGCCTTGCATGAGTCAGTTCATGCCAGAATGTATTAGCTCTTTCGTGTACAGGAGATGACATAAATAATTCTATTTCTCTCTTTGTGGGAATATATCTTCCAGCAACTCCTCCTAATTCATAACCTGGCTTTATAATAATATTTTTAACCCTGCTCAACTCTCTTTGAGGAGCTTTAAAAACACTGGTTATCCAAGGAGTCAAACCTTTCTCTGGAGCATATGATGGTCTATAACCTGCACGGGGTAAACCAAGCTCTTTCCTCATAGAATTAGCTATTTTTGCTCCCTTTCCAAGTACCCTCCCCACAGCCACTGGCTTCAAAATCCCTGTTCCAAACATTCCCGTAGCTCGTTCAGCAAGCTCTCTAGGTGACGCTGTCTTAGCAGCCCGTGGAATATTTCTAGCCCTCCTCTTTACATCCTCCCACCAATAACCAAGATCACTCCTTCCCTGCTCAATCCTCGCAGGGCCTCTACCCCTAGGTCTATCACCAACCCGAGCAACTTCTCCAGCTCTTTCTCTATGTGTATCAGTTAATCCACCCATTACTTCCCTGGCTTTGCAACCTTCCCAGTAGGCTTCCAACCACGCTCAACTCCATAAAGAAGTTTTAAAGCCTTCTTAGCATTTGCGGAGCTAGAGCACCGTTGTTTAACACTCCACTTCCCACCCTTCTTATGATAAACAACATTCCCTTCAATTTTATAAGGCACTATCCTTTCCTCCCAGTACCCCTACCTCTTCCACCGCCTTGGCCATGCCCAGGGCCTCCTTGTGGGCAAGGTTTAGTATTCCTATTCCCCCTTCTCCCACTCTTCACACCCTTACCTTTACCTCTACCATCTTCTGGTCTTGCCATAACAGTTCCTCCTGAAGTCTCAAGACTTATACTTGTATTAATAGCATTTATTGCGCTAACTGCTAATTGAGTAGTAATATCCTTTGGCCTTGCCATAATTCCTCCAATTACTCAAGAAACGTCAATAATTGACCTTTTCACTGGTTAATCCAAATCAGGTATATAATCAGGATCAGTAATTTCTCTTACAACCTCTTCTACTTCTTCAGCATCTACCGCATCTACTGGCGACGCCAGGGCTGCTTCTTCCTTCTCCATTTCTACAAGGTAATGTATTAATCCCTTAATCTCTGAAGGCTTCCCTTCAAGATTCAACTCCTTGTCCTTCAAAATTTTAAAGGCAATAATAAGATCACGGAGTGGTGCACCTTCAATCTTTTCTGGAGTTATTGCCTCAAGCACCCGTGCCTGAAGCTCTGTAAGTTGGAGGGATTGGATAGCTCGATATTGCAGAAGCAATCCTTGTTTATCCTGAATCTCAGCAATTCTTTTAGTAAGAGTAGGAATACTTATACCCAACTCCCTAGCTGTATCCTTCTGGGTCATACCCATTTCAGCTAAGTCGAGCAGGGTCTCAGTATCAAATTCCTTAACAGGTCTTCCAAGAGTTCCCACAAATCACCACTGTACCTTCATAGATTATAACCTACAGAAATAGTGACATAAAAACAATCAGATGTCAAGGTAAAAATTCAAGGTAGGTTTAAACCACTAAAACTACCAAAATCAAGTAGAAAAGGAGTTAAGTAGGGCTTTTGAAAATCTTGGGTGAGTAGGCTGAGGG